GCTCGTATGATGGTGGCTGAACAAGATCTAAATCCTGGAGACGCTAGAAAAATTGCGCATGTAATTAATAATAGAGCCAGATTAGGAAAAGGAAGAGGAACTTTTAGTGAGTTAAAAGATAGAAGTTTGTCACCTATTGCTAGAGTACTAGGAGGTAAAAACCAATTTACTCCATTTCATAGCGCGACTAATTTAAATTTTTATAAAAGTTTTAAAGATCCAAGTTATAGCACAAGAGCATACACAGATTATTTATCTTATGCAGATAAAGTTTTATCTGGATCAGCAATTGATCCAACTGGAGGAGCTACTTTCTTTGATTTAGATCCTAAAAGGTATTTAGGAAAGGAGGATTATACTCCAGCATGGGATATAAATAACCCCAATACAATGAGAAATACTGGCCATTATTTTTGGAAATATAATCCAAATAAAATGAACAAGGGTGGCATGGCAAAGGAATTCAGCGTCGACGACGCAGTGGCAATGATAAGGGCAAACCCGCAGAACTTTGCGGGAGGAGGAATAGTGATGAAATTCGCACCGAAGGTTCTAGGAAAGTTGACGCAGTACGCAACAAGGGCTAGGCCAGCTAAAGGAGTTATGTCCAAGAAACCATGGGCCGTGCTCGACCATAAAGGAAACCCTATAAAGGACTTTAGAGGAAAGGCGGAAGCCAATGAATGGCTCAAAAAAGATAGACAAAGATTTAGGCCTGAAGATGAATATTATGAAGAAGTATTAAATTATAAGGTAGCCAAAAAGGAACCTGAACTATTAAAAGGAACAAAATACGGGGATCCAGACAAGCCAGGATCCATATTCTGGGGATCAAGGGAAAAGATCATCGCTTCTCCGCAGGAGGGCATGACGGGCCAGCAGTGGCTTGATTATCTTATGGGGATGAAACCCCAAGCGGTGTTTAAGGAAGCGGAAGCCAATCTCAGAATGGTGATGGTGGAAGGAAAAGGTATTAGAGAAAATTTTGGCAGATTGATGAAAATGCACAGGGGGAACAGCTCCCACCCTGACGTTATTGCCGCAAGTAAATTACTTCAGGCACATAAATTAAAGGTTAAGCAGGCGAATGACACCCTTGCAAGATTGAAACTGGAACAGCGTGCGTCAGCAGGCGTGACGGATGAAACGCGAAGGGTAAGTCAGGAACTTCCTGCCATCAGGCATGAGGAACTGAATGACACCTCACTCGCGCCGTTATTATCACAGTACAAGAACAAGATTATACCCAAAAAGGTCCTAGCGGACGCATTTGATCGGATTGCGCCGAAGATGGACGTCGAGGTGGCCGGAAGAGAGATTGGAGGGGAAATGATGGAAAAACTTTCAAAAAGCCTCGCCAAAATCGACCCACAGGCATACCGTGACCCAAAACAGGCCGAATTCTTCAAGTATTTGAAATCAGTGGAGGAACAGTTGAACCGAGGATTGAATCCTGGTCTTGCACTGGAAGAAGGAGCTCTTTATAGGAAAGAGGTAGATAAAATCCTGAAAAATGTAGACAATTACATCTTTGACAACTACGGCGTCGCGAACGCACTCGATGCCGGCGTTCCGAAGAACTTTCCTTTTCAAATGAAAAAGATGGTTGCGCAGCTGTCAAGTGCCGCAGGAAAGAGGACGGCCGGGCTGAAGGAATACGCAGGAAAGCCCCAGTTTGCAGGAACGCAGACACTGGGTGGAGGCGAAAACCCACGCGAGTTGCTCTTCAGGTACACACCTGGAAGCATGCGCAAGGGCGAGCCTGTTTACAAATATGCGCATGACTTTAGAATGTCTGATAAGGCAGGGGAAAATGCCTTCGTTCACATGCGAATGACCGACAGGACGGATGAGCTGGGGAACAGGATTCTATTCATAGAGGAAATACAGTCAGACATGCACCAGCCAATAAACGCGGCGTTAAGGTCCGTCAAGAGAATGGCACAGGAGGGAAAACCTCCGGTTCCGGGTACACTGAAGGAATCACGCTACGCTCCACGAGGAGACGTTCCACGTCCCGTTAGTGAATCGGATAAGGTAAATGAGGCGCAGTTAAAATTGATTATTGCCAAGATTGAGGACTTAGGGGCAAAGCCACAGACGGCGGCGACTCAAAAACGAATAGCGAAACTTAACAGGGAAAGAAATACGGTGAGAAAAATAATTGACGCGAGCAAGAAAAAGGCCCTTCCGGCTACAACCAAGGTTCCGCAAGGACCATACAGCAGAACGGAGGACTACAATGAGTTTGTCATCAAGTACGCGACGAAGATGGGGCAGGAAGGAGGCTATGACGGCGTTGCCGTTGCGACGTCCGCAATCAAGAACAGGGGACTGCGTCCAACGGATGACAGTTTCCACGGAAACCTTGTCGCCTACGGACCAATGATGCAGGGGGCGATGAAAAAAGTTTCAAAGAAAAGTGGTGCAAAAATTATAGAAACGTCTATAATAGACGATAAAGGTGTGGGCTGGAAAGTTCCGATGATTTACTTGAAGGGAAATAACGAGGCGTTGTTTAACATTCAGAAAGGACTTCCGGCGTACAAGAGAGGGGGAATAGCCGCACATGGCAGACAATAGAAAAAATAACATAGACAAAGCGTTAGAGGCGCTGACAGGGGCTTTGGACATAGAGCCTACTGGCGAAGAAATACAATTGGAGCCGGATAAAAGCGTCAATGTTGATCCGAACATTGAACTGATGGAAAATGAGGATGGAAGCGCAGACGTTAATTTTGATCCCAACGCGCCAATAGACACAGCAAATATTCCGCATGATGCGAATCTGGCGGATTATATTGAAGATAATGAGTTAGGTAGGTTGTCAAACGACCTGCTTGCAGGATTCGAATCGGATAAGGATTCAAGGAAGGACTGGGAGGAATCCTATGTCAAAGGCCTTGATATGCTGGGCTTCAAGTATGAAGACCGCACCCAACCGTTCGAAGGAGCGTCCGGGGTCGTTCACCCCTTACTCGCTGAATCTGTTACACAGTTTCAAGCCCAAGCGTATAAGGAACTTCTCCCCCCAAGCGGCCCCGTTCGTACTCGAGTTATAGGGCTCTCTACACCTGAAGTGCAAGATCAGGCGAAGAGGGTGCAGCAATTCATGAACTATCAGATTACTGATGTCATGCGTGAGTACGATCCGGACATGGACCAACTGCTGTTTTATCTTCCACTTTCAGGATCGGCGTTCAAGAAAGTATATTATGATGGATTATTAAAACGTGCGACGGCAAAGTTCATTACCAGTGAGGATCTGGTAATCAACTACATGGCAACGGATCTGGAAAGTGCAGATAGAATAACACATGTCATTAAGACAAACGGAAATGATGTAAGAAAGCAGCAACTGGGTGGATTCTACCGTGACGTGGAACTGCCAACAGGACAGACGGAGTCATCCGATGCTGTTGATAAGGTTGATACATTACAGGGTGTTGAAAAGAACTATGCATCCGATGATGACGAGCATGTCATACTGGAAATGCATGTTAATGCCGATGTACCTGGATTTGAGGATACATCCGGCGTAAAGCTTCCTTACATAATTTCAATAGACCAATTTTCAAGGACTGTTCTTTCCATAAGAAGAAACTGGAAAGATAAAGATCCAAACTTTGTAAAGAACCAATATTTTGTACACTACAAGTTCCTCCCAGGACTGGGCTTTTATGGCTTTGGTCTAATACACATGCTTGGAGGGTTATCGCGAACAGCAACAAGTGTTTTGCGGCAATTAATTGATGCTGGCACACTCGCTAACCTTCCGGCAGGTTTTAAGGCTCGCGGCATGCGTATACGTGATCAGGATGAACCGTTGCAACCCGGAGAGTTTCGTGATGTGGATGTTACAGGAGTTTCAATCAAGGAGTCACTGTTACCACTTCCCTACAAGGAACCATCACAAGTATTATTTGCTCTTTTAGGATTTGCAGTTGACGCAGGAAAATCTTTTGCGGCGATTGCGGATATGAAAATGGGCGAGGGAAACGAGCAGAATCCTGTAGGAACAACACTTGCTCTTTTAGAGCGTGGAACAAAAGTCATGAGTGCGATACACAAGCGATTGCACTATGCACAGAAGACTGAATTCAAGTTACTGTCAAAAGTATTTCAGATTTATCTTCCACCGCAATATCCTTACATGGTTGTTGGTGGAAATCAGGAAATTAAGCAATCGGATTTTGATGACCGTGTAGACATCATTCCGGTATCCGATCCGAATATATTCTCAATGGCGCAGCGTGTCACGTTGGCACAGCAGCAACTTCAATTGGCAAGTGCCGCACCGCAGCTTCACAATTTGCGTGAAGCGTACAGAAGAATGTATGACGCGATGGGTGTTGACAATGTGGAAGCAATACTGAAGCCGGATCCGGAGATGCCGGAACCCGTAAGTCCAGCAATGGAGAATTCCGGCGCAATGCGTGGGAAAGAACCAAAGCCATTTCCAATGCAGAACCATATGGCGCATATGCAGGCACACGCCGAGTTTATGTTTACAAGAATGGTGCAGATCAATCCGCAGTTATACGCTATGCTACAGTCACACGTCTCGGAGCATATTTCATTAATTGCAGGGCAACAGGTACAGGAAAAATACAAACAGCAAATGCAGCAGTTGCAGCAACAAATGCAGCAGGCACAACAGAATCCACAGCAAATGCAGCAAATGCAACAACAGATGGATCAATTAGTGAACCAGCAGGCTTCTGAGCAAGCACAAATTGAAGCACAAATGACTCAACAACTAGCGCAAGATGAAGAGGCTAGAATGAAACGAGAAGCTCAAGATCCACTAATCAAGCTTAAACAGCAAGAAATTGACCTGAAGGCAATGGAAACACAAATGAAATTGCAGAAGGACATGATGGTGGACTCTGAAAAACTTGACCTTGAAAGGGACAAACTGGAAGCGGAAACAAGTATTGACTTGATGAAAGCGTCAGCAGATGTTAATAAGGAAGATTCCACAGAAGCAATGGCGCTTCTGAAAGAGAACATGGCGGCTACGAGAGAAGCCATGAAGAATGAATCAACCGAAAGGGTTGCAAGGGAAAATGCAAAATCAAAAGCAAACGGACAAAATAAAAAAACAACTTGAAAAACTTAGCACAGTGATGCAAAGGATTGAACAGGTCGCGAAGGAAGAGATAAGTTCCAATGAAGAATATTTGCAGGTTTGTGGCGCGTTGTTGGCAGTGACCCGCAACATGTATGTTGAAGCATTGGGACCTTTTGACGCTTCACGAATGTTCGAGGCCGTTGCTCAAAGTTTTCATATCCAGGAAGAACTTATAGAATTTTTTCGGGAAGGTGAGAGCCCAACCATACATTAATGCCCTTCAAGTCAGAAAAACAAAGAAAATACATGTGGGCTAAGGAGCCGGCAATCGCCAAGAGATGGACGGAAAAATACAGTAGTAAGCCCACAAAAAAAGGTGGACTTATTAACAAGAAAAAAGGAGGAACTGCAAATGCCAAAGGTAGGTAAAGAAAAATTTCCATACACTTCATCTGGGGTGGCTCAGGCACAAAAGCGTGCACGCGCTACAGGACAGAAAGTTGATATGGCAGGATACAAGAAGGGTGGAACAAAGAAAAAGTATAAAGCAGGTGGAACAGTGAAAAAGAAAAAGGCATACCATCACGGCGGACGAGTCAGCGGTGGTATGAAAGATAAACAATGTTAACAAGGAGGTAAATATGAAGTTATTGAAAGATCTTTGGAGTCATCTAAAGGAATGGAATGACTGGGGCATGAAAGACTGGATTAAGGCAGGAATTTTAGTAGTCATAGTTCTAGTTGTGCTTAAAGTAATAATTATAGGTGGGTAATGCCAGTTCAAACAGCAGAACAAGCTAGGAATGTTTTTGGCCGTCAAAAGAGGCGGCATCCAGCACGCCATGCACAGGCTCTAAAAACAAGTGGCGCCGGTATAGTCCATCGTGAAATGATGGACTTGCAGCGCCAACCAGAATTAAATAAGGCAGAGACGGGCAGGCTAAAGGAACTAAGACGAGACTGGAACAGAAACAGAAAATACACTGACGCCGGAATGTCAATTGCAGGGGCTTCAACCCCGCAGGACGCCATGAAATACTACAGCGACACGACGGAAGATTTTCGTCAGTTAAACAAGCCTTCCTATAACAAAATGTATCCACTTACTGGTGGATTCATGGATTATGCGGATAAAGGTGGAATATGGGGCTCAATCCTTTCAGGATTGGCAAAAAAGACACTAGGTAAAGGTAAGGATTATCTGGATGACTTAGGTCTCGCTAGTCTCGCCGCAGGAGATACTAAAGAAGATAAGGAAAGATACATAACAGAAACATTCGGCCCTCACCGTGAAGACATTGAGGAATTGGATTTTACTGATGAGTATGAAGGACCATGGCCACATCCAGAAGGGGAACCTTCATTGGTACCTGATGTTTTTACGCCTGAAGTAGAAACACGTGAAGGACAAATTCAAGGATTAAAAGACGAAATTCAAGAGCAGATAGATAATTTTGAAAATCCTTTTCCATTACTACCAACCCAAAAAGATACAGATGATGCTGAACAAGATAGAATGGATGACTATTATGGTAAAAGTGAACAAGGAGAAATGGTATTTGCCGATGTACCGGAAAAATATGAGGATTATATAGAGAGGGGATTACAAGAGCCACTTCCATTTGACGAAGGAAGGGAGGATTATATTAGAAGGCAAAACGAGTATGTATCTCCAGTTTCAGCTCCTCTGGGAATTCCAGATCCACAAGGAGATTTTGATAAATTTCAGGAATATCCATATCCGGAAATAGGAATAGAATTTGGAGGGGAACCTACTCCACCAATTGTACCATTCAACGATGTAGGTCGTGAAACAGGAATAGCTTCAATGTACGGACAAGGACCTATGTGGGGTGAAACAGACAGAAGATATGAAGATGAATACA